AGGACTTAGAAAATCATTCTTTGATAATCTACCATCATTTAAGTCTCTTACGTCACGAGTACAACGCCAAGCAAAAGGAGGCTATGTCAAAGGGCTTGACGGACGTAAGCTAACCGTAAGATCAGAACATGCCGCATTGAATACATTGTTGCAGGGTGCTGGTGCTATTGTTATGAAGCAAGCGCTGGTGTTTCTTGCAGATGATATTAAAAGAAATAAACTACGAGCTAAGTTTGTAGCCAACGTACATGATGAGTGGCAGATTGAATGCCATGAAGAAGATGCTGATGCTGTAGGTAAAGCAGGTGTCAGGGCAATCATGGAAGCTGGAGAATCTTTAGCATTAAAATGTCCTCTTGATGGCGAGTATCAGGTAGGAGCTAACTGGTCGGAGACACACTAATGGAGCAACAGATGCTTATTGATTATCTTCTCAACGAACACTCCGACCTTGGTTGCGAGGACGGAAAAACTTGCAGTAAATGTAAAAAGTTTTTGCCTCTTGATGCCTTTAACTTTGCGTCTGGTGGAAACTATCTTAGAGCTGAATGCCGTAGTTGCAATAACAAAATGCAAAAGGTGCGTAAAGCTTTACGAGAAGAACATGGTATGCCACCCGAAGGCTATCACTGCCCTATCTGCAACAAGAACGCAGAAGAAGTTAAAGGTACAGGCAATACAAGGAATGGATCATGGGTACTAGATCATTGCCACGAGACAGGAAAGTTCAGAGGGTGGCTATGCCATAAATGTAACAGAGCATTAGGCGGCTTTGATGACGCTACACAAACTCTTTGGCGAGCTATTAAATACTTAAAGGAGTTAAAGTAATGTATCTTAAAGATAATTTTTTAGACAAAGACTCCCAACTTTTAAAAGACTTGAGACATAAAGAGCTTTGGTTAGATTTAGATGAAGAAAAAACTTATCTGTCAGAATGGTGGGACGGTACAGGCGAGCTTGACAATATTTGGAAAAGACTTATTCACAATATCTGGGGGCATTTAGATCCTGAAAGTTACGGTTGCTTTGAGTATTGGGGAAATATATTAAGCCCTGTTGAGACGCTGAACTGGCATCAAGATAAAAATGAATTAGAGTTTGTTTCAACAGGAAAAACTGTATGTGCAAACACAAGTACTGTATTCTACGGCTTCCCGCACAAACTTACTGGAGGCTATCTTGAAATAAATCAGCAAGGAAAACAAGATAATTTAATTACAGAAAGAATAGAGCCAGTGTATAATAGACTTGTTGTGTTTGATCCATCAAGATGGCATAGAGTTATGCCGATACACAATGGAAAAAGATATGGGTTTCAAGTAAACATTTGGAACACTCCACCACTAGAAGCCTTAAACTTAATGGACGGAACAAAGTATGCGTGATTTAACTAAAGTAGTACCAGACATATATTCACATCTTCAAAGTCTTTCAGACGGTGTGGCCTTACCAGTAACAGAAAAAGATATTGACTTAACTGTTGAGGGGATTCGTGAGGCACTCCTTAGTTGGGCTAAGCCAGAAGAGCGCAACAAAGAATTTACTATTCGTATGTCTAACGTAGGCAAGCCATCACGACAGCTTTGGTTTGAGAAGAGAGACGAAAGTGCCAAGCGTGACATTGACGCACCAACACAACTCAAGTTTCTTTATGGACATCTACTCGAAGAAATAGTTCTTATGCTTGTTCGGATGTCTGGCCATACAGTAACTGACGAACAGAAAGAAGTAGATATTAAAGGCATCAAAGGTCACATGGACTGTAAGATAAACGGTGAAGTAGTAGATGTCAAGACAGCTTCAAGGTTTGCGTTCAACAAGTTCCAGAACAACGGCTTAGCAAACGATGACCCTTTTGGCTACCTCGGCCAGCTCTCAGCTTACGAGGCGGCTGAAGGCACAAGCAACGGTGGCTTCCTTGTGATGAACAAAGAAAGCGGTGAGCTGTGTATGCACCTACCTGACCAAGAAGACAAGATGAATATTACTAATAAAATAGATACTCTTATTCCTGCATTAGAGCTAGACACTGCTCCAGACTTATGCTATGATACTATTGCTGACGGTATAAAAGGCAACATGAAACTTCCTAAAGGTTGTTCGTGGTGCAAATACAAATACGAATGCCATAAGGATGCTAACGATGGTCAAGGACTTAGAACCTTTAAATATTCTAAAGGTCTAGTATACTTAACTAAAGTAGTTGCCGAACCTAAAGTAGAGGAGCTGTTATGAACGGTAAGAAATCTAAAAGACTTAGAGCGCAAGCTAATATTATATTAGTTGATTGGCTCAAAAGTTTGGTCAATGAACAAGAGGCTAGTAAAATAACAAAAGAAAATTGCCTTGAGCTGTTGCCTGACCAAACTTATCTTTATATAAACGAAGCATTTAAAATGCAACCTTATAGTTTACGTTGGACTTTTAAAAAAATAAAACTTTTCCATAAGAAATTTCCCAATATTAAAATAGAAGATATTGATCACAGGAAAATACAATGGATCTTATAGACAAAGCTCAACTAGACTATACCAACTACGAGGACTTAGAAACCATGATGATTGCAGTAGGTCTTTGGCTGTTAGGTGACAGAGATAGAAAGTTTGAAGACTTAGATGATATGTTTGCAGCTTCTTTATCTATTAGAATAGAAACTAAACTAGCCGAAAGGTATGGAGATATTCATTGAAAGTACGAAAAGGTTTTAGAAAAATAAGAGCTAAACGACCTGTCGAAAAGAACGTGCCGAAAGGTTACGACTCTAACTGGGAATGTATATTACACAATACTATACTAGAAGATTGGAACTTTCATACTAATACAGTTTCTTATGTTGTCGAGCATAAGTATGAGCCTGATTTTATACGGGAGATTGACGGCAAAAAGATATTGCTTGAAGCTAAAGGAAGATTCTGGGACTATGCAGAGTATAGTAAATACATCTGGGTAGCTAAGGTTCTTCCACCCGACACCGAGCTTGTGTTCTTGTTCGCAAATCCCAACGCACCAATGCCTGCCGCTAAGCGTAGAAAAGATGGGACTAAAAGATCGCATGGCGAATGGGCTACAGCAAACGATTTTAAATGGTTCAGCGAAGATTCTATTCCTGATTCTTGGATTAACCCACTAAAGAGAGAGACTTTTGACGATGAAACTTAACACTTACGATGGAGATAATATGTCAAGTATAGACGATGCTAGTCCTGCTGATTGGGACAAAGCATCTAAAGCAATTAGAGATGCCGTTGATCATCCTCCACATTACAATGCTGGAGAAATAGAAACTATCGACTACATTATAGATGTACTTGGCAGACAAGGAGCTATTGACTACTGTCATGGTAACATTCTTAAATACACAGGCAGTAGACTTTTTGAAAAGCACAAGCCAGTTGAGGATGCTCGAAAGGCTATCTGGTATTTGAATAAACTTATAGAACTAAACGAGAAGGGATATGGATAGAAAAGACGAAAGACGAGATAGATTTGATAGGAAAAAAAAATACAACAAAGTTCAGACATCTACAAAACTTAAAAGTGTTAGACGCAAAGAAAACAAAAACATTAAATCACAAATAGAAAAGGAAATATTAGAATGATGGATAGTTATCAGCAGTACATACACAAATCACGTTATGCTCGCTGGCGTGAAGAGGATAATAGGCGAGAGACTTGGGAAGAAACAGTACAAAGATATGTAGATTTTTGGAAAGGTCGTGAGCAAATAGACGACAAGACAGCAGATATGCTGTACGATGCTATCTATAACTTAGAAGTAATGCCTTCAATGCGTTGCCTCATGACAGCAGGCGAAGCCCTTGACCGAGACAACATGGCAGGATTCAATTGTTCTTATGTAGCAGTAGATCACATCAGAGTTTTTGATGAGATCTTATATGTTCTTATGTGCGGCACAGGGGTAGGCTTCTCTGTCGAACGTCAATCAGTAAACAAATTGCCAGAAGTGGCGGAGGAATTTCATGAAACAGATACTACAGTCGTTGTACAAGACTCTAAAATCGGTTGGGCTAAAGCTTACCGTGAGCTGGTTAGCCTTTTGTATTCGGGTCAAGTACCTACTTGGGATGTTAGCCGCCTCCGTAAAAAAGGCGACAGGCTTAAAACTTTCGGAGGGCGAAGTAGTGGCCCTGATCCTTTGGTTAGTTTGTTTCACTTCACTGTTAATACTTTTAGGGGTGCTGCTGGTCGGAAACTCACCAGCCTAGAATGCCATGATATTGTATGCAAGATTGCAGAAATTGTGGTGGTGGGTGGTGTCCGTAGGAGTGCGCTTATTAGTTTGTCTAACCTTAGCGATGATCGGATGCGTCATGCTAAGTCTGGTAATTGGTGGGAGACTGATACACAAAGGGCGCTCGCTAATAACAGTGCTGTGTATACAGACAGGCCAGACTTTGAAACCTTCTTGGAGGAGTGGGTTGCGCTTTATAAATCTAAAGCTGGCGAGCGTGGTATCTTCTCTCGGACTGCGGCAAAGAAACAATCGGAGCGACACGGACGCAGAGATGTAGATCATGCGTTTGGTACGAATCCATGCTCGGAAATAATCTTGAGGTCTGCACAAGTGTGTAATTTATCCGAGATAGTTATTCGTAGTACTGACACCTTTGATGATTTAAATCGCAAAGTCGAGATTGCTACTATACTTGGTACACTTCAAGCTTCTCTTACTGACTTCAGATATGTACGATCTATCTGGAAAAAGAACACAGCAGAAGAAGCCTTACTTGGAGTAAGCATGACAGGCATCATGGATCATGCTGTTATGTCGGGCGCTCAAAAGAAAGGTACTTGGTTCGAGCATCCTAACATGTCAAGTCTTCCTGACGTACTTGAAAAGCTCAAAGCTACAGCAGTAAAGACTAATAAGAAGTGGGCTGAAAAGCTTGGTATTAATCAGTCAACTGCCATTACAGCAGTCAAGCCTAGTGGTACTGTGTCTCAGTTAGTAGATAGTGCTTCAGGCATTCATGCTAGGTTCTCTGATCAGTACATTCGCACAGTGCGTAGTGACGGCAAAGATCCTATCTCAGCTTTCTTAGTAGACGCTGGAGTGCCTTGGGAAAAGGATGTTATGAACGAAGACAACTATGTATTCTCCTTTCCAATCAAAGCTCCTGCTGGATCTACAAGCGTAGATGAGTTGAATGTTCAACAGCAGTTAGACTTGTGGGAGATCTACCAGAATCATTGGTGCGAGCATAAGCCTAGTGTAACTATATACTACTCAGACGAAGAGTTCTTGGCGGCTGGACAGTGGTTATGGGAACGGTTAGATAGTTGCTCAGGTATTAGTTTCTTGCCTCGTACAGATCATGTGTATCAGCAAGCACCGTATACAGCAATCACTAAAGAAGAATACAAGGAAGCTTTATCTAAGATGCCTAAGACTATTGATTGGGACGAGCTTGGAAAGTTTGAAACGGAAGATACAACAACAGGAACGCAGGAGTTAGCTTGCGTAGCGGGGCAGTGTGAGATATGACTAAGACAAAGAAAAGAAAAATTAAAACTTGGATAAAAGACAACAGAGATACCTTTGAAATGTTTGCATGGTTCTGGGGTGCAAACACTTTAATGGCTACGTTTCTTATTATTGTATATAAGTCTATGCTTCAAAGCTGTGTGCTTATATGAAGGAGGGAAACTTAATAGGCTTTAAAGTAGTAGTAAACTCTTCAGGTATTGTTATGACAGAAATGTCAGGAGTACCTGAAGAGGATCTGCACAAAGTATTTAAAGGCGATGACCTTCAACTGATGCGTAAGCTTTTAAAACTTTGCTCTGAAAAGCTAGAGCCTCTTCATTCTTATTTAGAACTAGAACTAGAAGCTCTTAATCATCCTACCACTTAGTTTTGTGCGACCAGTAACGAGCCGATAATTTACTGGGGCTAGAGTCTTGTGCATTGTGACGAGCGTAGTAAGACTTCTTACGAGCTTTGTCCTTTGCACTTGAAGGGTTCTTGCCAGCTCCTGTTACGCCTTGCTGTCCAAAGCGTATAGTCTTTATCTTATCACCTTGCTTTGCTACAACAACGTGAGATTTAGTTTTGTGTGAAGGGGTTCTTTTAGGTTTGTTGAACCCTGATACGCCTGCTCTTGCTAAGCGTGGATCTTTTTTCTTAGCCATTACTTACGATGCCTCCTAGTTTTTCTTGCAATTGCTTTAGGTTGTTTGCTGTGTTGTTTACCAGCCTTAGTGTCTTTGCGCTTCTTAGCTGACGTTGCGGCATACTCTTTAGAGCTTAGAGCCTGTCTAGCTTTTTTAGGTAAGTAACGCTCGCCTGTAGCCTTAGCGCCTTGAGTACTTGGCTTGCCAGATTTAGTTCCCCAATCTTCTTTAGTCCATTTTTTTAAAGACTTCTGAGACTTCTTTAACCCAGCCATTATTTGTGAACCTTTTGAACTGCAAAGTTTGCTTCAAGAGAAGCTCCTTTATGCTTAACAAACTTACCTTTATGTTTCATAAGCTTCATGCTTCCATCTTCTTGCTTCATCCAATGAAAACCTGCTGGTGCTTTAACCTTCATGACTTATAACCTCCGCCTTTAGCTTTATATTCTTTAGCAAGCATCTGAGCTTTTCGTGCAGACCATTGGCCTGAACTGCCGCCTTTATTACCAGCCTTTATTTTGTTAAATAAATTCTTACGCATAGTAGGCTTAGTATAATTACCAGCTTTGTTTACTGTTGAACCTGCGTTTTTTCTAACCCTAGTAGTCGGCTTCTTTTTAGGCGGCCTTCCTACTTTAGAGCCATAAGTTCCTTTACCTTGTGGCATAAATTTTCTCCTACAACAATGGATTGCTTGGTTTACTATTTATTTTCTCGACTCGACCTTCAAGACTTTTAAGCTCTTCACCCAACCCTTTAACTTCTGTTTCAAGCACTCGTATATCTGCTTTAATTTTGCTTGTGTTCGGGACAACAATCCCTTTAATTTTTTCGGCATTGCTTTCAATTTGTCCCCGAAGTTCTTGAATTTCTGTACCAATGTGTCCAATATCATTGTCTTCTATCCTCGTTTCTAGTTTAGTTAATCGGGCTTCCAGATGAGTAGCATCTGTAGAAGCTTCCAGTGTAGATACTTTTTCAGTTAATGTGCCATAGCCAACTGCCGCACCGCCTATTGAACTTGCTATGCCTATCCATAAGGCTACGTCTTGCGCTTTCATGGTTGTTCTCCTATTGGTTGTGGTCTAGTTACCATCTCTGGGTATATTGGGTTGTTTGCATACATATTATACATAGCACTTTCGACACCTACGCTACTCTCCATCCACTGAAGGTTAAGCTGTGTGGGCATCAAGGCATCTATAGAGACTGAAGTGTTGGTAAAGAAGTCCATGATAGTGTTAGTGTTCATAAATGAAGCAGCTATGGTGTCTATGACGAATGAGTCTTGAGCATACCCTTCAATCATGTTCTTGGTCATACTCGCCTCAAGCATACCATCAATGCTGGTGTTGAACTGCTGACGACTAGACTCTTTAATAGCCCGTAAATCATTCTCAGTTGCATAAGCCTCTGCATTAATCTTAGTCTGCTGGTCACCATCAACAATCATCTCAGCTATACTTGTAACAGCCGCTATCTCGCTCGCTGCTTCTATCAGGTTCTCTTTCTCCTCCTCATAAGTACCCTGCTCTACGTCAATCATATCGTTTAGTAGAACGGCTGTGAGAGCCTCTGGTGTACTGTTTGCTAAACCATCAGCATAGGCTTGGTTGAATATGTCCATCTGTTCTGCGGTAAGCTCGTAGCTAGTTCCATCATCGTTGTTGTAGATAATAGTGTTACCATCAAGCATAGACTGAGTAGTCCATTGGATGTATTCCTGCATCTCACTGTTTATCACAGTCCTTATCATTGACGTACTTTCGCTTAAATGGGTCATATCGAAGTCGTTTTCCCCCGCACTTGTCAGACTTGATAACGACAGGGCGATCAGGGACGTACTCAGGGTTTTGGCTATAGTATTCAAGGGCTTCATCTCCTATTTTTCCTTTAATGGGACAGGGCGTTTGTGCATTTCTCATAGCCCACCATACTCGATTGTCCTGACAAAGAACACTCGTGGCAGCTACTTTTAAACCTAATAGTGAAAGCTGACGACTTAATTTTAATCGCTCACAGTTCTCATCAACCTTCATCTTAGACGTACTGATCCCTATCTGTAGGGTCTGAACGCCTGATCCTGACGTAACAATACAAGTATCTGCTTGATATGTCGGGGTTGCTGGAGCTACCGCTGTAGTCACAGGCATACCTTCTTGATTCACTGTAGTTTCTGTTGTAGTTGTTATAGTTTCTGCTTGTTGATTAGTTCCAAAGTCCCCTACAGTTGCTTCGCTTCCGCTACTGTGCGTGTACGGACTTATAAGAATTAAAATTACTAATGCTATTAGTCTTTTCATTTACTACCAACTCTTCTATTTTCATTACCCAAGTTTTAGGAATAGTTACAAAAGCTCCACCTTCTTCTAGTTCTTCAGCTACTATCCTAGATCTCATTACTATTACTTTATCATCGCTGTTATATATTAACCAACCAACCTCTTGACATATAGCACATTCGTGCTTTAAAATATCTTCAATGTCTGTCCAAGCTCCATCGGAATCTTGGGCATCTTCCCAAGTTAATCTAACCATAGGAATATTTTCCATATCCATATATTATTTCCTCATATTCATTAAACTTTTAGCGCCTCTTATTCCAAAGCTACTTGAGATAGCTATAAATAAAAGATACTGATACCATTCTGGCAAATCATTTAAAGCCGCAAAAGCTAAAGTAACTCTTTCAATTACAGCAACGTCATTGGCCGCTATTGCATAGCCAATCATAAAGATAGGCACAGAAAGCACAATAGTCCAGAACTCATCCTTCCAAGAATTAGCAGACGCATCAGCCATCTTAGATTCCCAATCAGCGTTGTTTTCTATAACAGCTAGTTTAGCTTTGTGCTTAGCCTGCTTTTCTTCTTTCTTGTTATTTAAATGCGAGCCTACTAAGTTTGCAACTGGAGCAATCAGTGATGTAAAATTAAACATATTAGTAACACCATATCACAGGAGTAGTTTCTCTAATGTCTACATGAACAAATGACTTAGCTACTCCTATCCCATTAAAGCCTAACTTCAAAGCTTCTTCAATTATTGTTCTTCGCTGACCACCGCCAGAGACTTTGATGTCTGCGGCAATGCCTTGAGCATGAGTGCCTGCTTTAGACTTGCGCTTTTCAATGCTATGATTAGGACTACGATAGCCAGAAGTAACAGTGAACGAAAACCCACACGCCTCCCTAAGCTCGTCAAGCCTGTGTATAAACTCTTCACTTATATTATTTTCTCCTGTCTCTTGACAATTAAACTCATCTATGCTAAAATATTTAAACTTAGGCATCAATCAAACCTCCTTCATAAAACATCCGCAACCCTTGCCGCACAGCGTTTTCCATCTCTGGCGTTATATCCATAACATACATAGGCTCAGTTGCTAATACTTCATTGCCGTCTATAGCAACGCCAACTTCTTCTACATTTACTTTTGAATTGTATTTACTACCAAGCTTCTTGAACTGCTTTAAGAACTTAGTATCATACTTTTCACCTAAGCCTGTTTGTTGATTCCCCATTTCATCTGAGTATCTTGCAGCTTGAGACTTGCCTGTAGTTAAAGCAATGCGTTTGTTTCCATGTTCAACAGCTTCAATAAGAGCTTTGCTTAGAGTTAATCGAGGCCAGCTATTTTTAAACGGGGCATCAGCAACAGCATCATTCGTTTCAAAAGTAGAATCATAAAGTGAATATTTTTTGTAAATATCTCGTACTTTTGCGCTTGTTTCTTCTCCCAACTCTTTTATAAAGTCTACGTTTAACTCAGCAATTTTTGAGTTAAGCATCCGAATAAGTCTATTAGATCGTTTATCACTTATTGCTTTGTTTAATCTTTGTTCAAGATTTAATTCTTTAATTTTATTTTCCATAAATTTATCAGAAAATATTTTAATTTCTTTTGCAGGTACGCCTTCTTCTAATAAATTGTTTATTATAGAACTACCATAATCAGAAAATTCTTCAGCTTGTTCATCTAATTCTTCAAGATCATCGTAGTATTTTTTTACTTCTTTTAAATAACCATCGTAAAATTTCATTGATTCTGTCATAAAGATTTTTTCTTTTTCTTCTTTATTATAAGGAAGGGGCTTATCTATTTTAGTATACCCGTGCTTGCCGCCTTGTTTATGATAATCAGATTGTATCTCTTCTATTAACATAGTTGTCTTATCAAAATT